CACGAACTTGCCCGTTCGAGAATCAGCCGCAGACAAATTGCACACACTTGGAATCCAACCAAAGACGCCTTCATGGAACATTGCCCATGTCTGCAAGACGTCCATTTCTCAATTGTGTTCGATGAGTTACGAGCCGTTGCTCACTTCAGAAGCAATGACATGCTCGATGCTTCTCTATCAAACAATAATGGATTGCACACACTCCAGCGATATGTGGCGGCATCCTTGGGCGTAAGATGTGGATACCTCGAAGTGTATTCAGCGTTCCCACATATCTATGAGAATCGCCTTGAAGACGCGAAGAAAGTTCTGGCAGGTGCTTATAAGTATCTGTCATACCCAAAGGTTGTGACGATGTATGAAGACTGATGTAAAAACCACCATTGTTTTTGACCGTGAGAAATTGCTTCAGTTTTTCTTTGCAATCAAGGAACAAGCAGACGAGGGAATGATTGAGTTCACAAAAGATAAACTCGCATTTCATTCGACTGATATTGCAGGAGCATGTTTCATTGATGCGACTCTCATCACACCAATCACAGATGAGTTTAAACTCGCCATAGATGTGCAGAAATATTACAGCACACTAAATGCGATGAAGACTAAAGCGGTTACGATTGACTTTGATCGCCACGCCGTCATCACTGGTGGGAAACTTAAACGAGAAGTTACTTCGCTTGTCGAAGAAGTTCTTCGGAAACAGCAAGCACCTCCACCGCTTACGTTTCCAGCATGTATCGAAGCGCCAGCATCCGACTTGATTGAGTTCCTTGAATCCGTTGATAAGATGGGTTCAGAAGAGGGAGCACTTCCTGTCAAAGTATTTGTCGAACTTAAGAATAAAAAGTTCACTCTCTATTCAATCAACGAACTGAAAGAAAAGACAGTGAGCGAGTTCGATATGATTAGTATCGAGAAGGATAGCAAGGTTGAATTACTGTCTGGATTTTCGTTCGACTATCTTCTTAAGATAGCAAAGAACATTAAGAAAACCAAGATAGAGAATATTAAAATTCACATGGGTAACAACTTCCCATGCAAGATTGAAATCGAGAACGATTATCTGTCTGTCGCATGGATTGTTGCGCCGAGGATTGAGGATGATTGATGTTTGTTAAGAAGAAGAAACCAGAGTCCTCGACTCTCGATTCATTTGCTGGTAAAGAATCAGTGACGCCGAAAAAGATTGACGCCGAGAAATGGTTCATCAGCAAGTCACAACTCGCCACGTATAGTATCTGTCCGATGCAGTTCTATAAGAGATACATTCTTCACATCAAGACTCCACCCTCGCCAGCAATGGCTCTGGGTACGAGGTTCCATGATTGGGCAGAGAAGTTTATCATTCACAATGATATGCTTACGCCTGGAGCATGGCACGAATCTATCCCGAAGAACTTTACTGACGCAGAGAAGGATAATGTCAAGTGGTTCATTGACCACGAATGGGAGCAGTTCAATTCGTTAGGTCGTGAACTCTGGTATCCGCTATGCGTGGAAAAGAAACTCAAAAGTCCTACACAGTATCTCACTGGTTTCATTGACCGTGTTGATATGAACGAAGACCGAGAGAGTGTAACGATTGTCGAATACAAAACAGGAGCGAAGAACAAACCCTCCGACATTAAATTGCAGTCAGCCCTTTATAAGAAACTCTGGGATGAAGTAAATCCGTCACTCCCTGCAACCAAGTGCAGAGTTATCAACCCTGTCATTAAGATTGCAGAAACGTACGACATCCCGAAGCGTAGCATGACTACGATAGACAGGCAGATTGCAGCCCTCCGTGATGCACTCGAAATGAATGTATGGCCGAGGTCGTGCTCGATGGTAATGTTTTCCTACTGTGGTATGTGTAAAATCGAAGAGGTTGAATTATGATGTACAAGTTTGAAGTCAATTTTGAACAGTTTACGACTAACGTATATGTTGAGCCGGTTGCAGGTGAAGGAACTACTATGACGCTTCAGCGTATCCGTGGATATGCTTCGGAGTTCAGGACTCATTGTGTTATCACTGGCAAGCCGTATAACATTCCGCACTTCATCAATTGGATGAACAAGTATTATCCGTCGTCCAGGATGACAAAGGAACTTCCCACGCTTGGTCGGATTGACCTTTAATCTTTTTATGTTAGATGCTTTATTCGTTTTCATATTCGGGGAACTTACATTCCACGGAATTGAAGATGATGGAGATGAATATTTATTGGGGATTGACCCCGCTATTGGAGAGGATTTCAGTGGGAGAATTTGAAGACAAACTTTTAACGGAACGGTATTGTATTGGCAACGAATCCTCATGGCAGGATGTCGTGGAGCGAGTCGCTAAAGCAATTGCGACAGACGCTAAAGAACAGAAGGCGTTTTATGAACTTATGATTAATAAGGATTTTATTCCTAACTCGCCGACGATTATGAATGCGGGAACAGACAACGGACAGTTATCCGCTTGCTTCGTTCTCCCCGTTCCAGATAGTATTGATGGAATATTTACGGCGGTGAAGAATGCAGCATTGGTTCATAAGATGGGTGGTGGAACTGGTTTTTCATTTACTGCCCTACGTCCTTCTGGTAGTATCGTTAAATCTACTAATGGTGTCGCTTCAGGTGTAGTTTCATTCATGCAAGTATTCGACGCAGCCACCGATGCAATCAAGCAGGGTGGTAAACGCCGTGGTGCAAACATGGGTGTACTCGAATATACACACCCGGAGATTCTTGACTTCATTAAGTGTAAGCGCACAGAAGGAAATATCAAGAACTTCAATATCTCTGTGATGCTCGATGATGACTTCATGAATGTCGTCAAAGATGATGTCGCAGCAGGAAGTCTTGTTACAAAACAGCAAGTCGAATACCACAAAATCTTCAGTGAGATTGTTGATGGTATTTACAACAATGGAGAACCAGGCGTTCTCTTTAAGGACACAATCAACGAGAAGAATCCTACACCACATCTCGGAGAAATGGTTGCGACGAATCCATGTGGTGAGCAGCCACTTCTTCCCAACGAGTCATGTAATCTAGGAAGCATTAACCTTTCACGTTTTGTAATGGAAGATGCAACGATTGATTATAAGCGTCTGGAAAGAGTCGTAAGTTCAGCAGTTATCTTCCTTGATAATGTCATCACGAAGAATAAATATCCACTGCCTGAAATCAAAGAGGCATCACTCGCCACTCGTAAGATTGGTCTTGGTGTGATGGGGTTCCACGACATGCTTATCAAGATGGGTATCTCATACGATTCTCAATCAGCAGTCAAGATAGCAGAGAATCTAATGATGTATATCTCGAAAGTAGCAAATACACAGTCTATGGAATTAGGTAGACAGAGAGGTTCATATGCAGCATCACGAACCGCAGGTGGATTTAGGAATGCAACGAGAACTACAATCGCTCCAACGGGAACGATTAGTATCATTGCTGGCGTATCCTCTGGTATCGAACCTGTCTTCTCCTGGGCATATAAGCGTAAGGATACACTGGGTGAGCACATCATTGTTAATCCGCACTTCGAGGAAGCATTACGCAGAGAATTTAACGGCGACCAGATAATGATTGATGGTGTCATTGAACACGTCATGGAGCATGGAACGATTCAAGACCTCGATGTAGTTTCACCAGAAATGAAAGCATTGTTTAAGAGTGCTCTCGATATATCTCCATCAGTCCACGTTCAGATGCAAGCAGCGTTCCAGAAGCACACTGATAATGCCGTGAGTAAGACAATCAATCTCGGTTCATCAGCCACTCGTGCTGACATTGCAAACGTCATTATTGAAGCATGGCGGCTTGGATGTAAGGGTCTGACAATCTATCGTTCAGGTTCTCGTGAAACAGAAGTACTTTGTCTTAATAAGAAAGATGCAGCACCACAGCCAGTTATCACTGATAACTATAAAAAGGTATCACTATTTAATGATAACATCATTGATTGGGTTGAGGATGAGTTCTACGAGGAAGTTATTCCAGCATACATCTATAAGGTGCGGTCTGGTTGTGGAACTTTCTATGTAATCGTCGGTCATGATGGTGAAGCACCAATCAAGGTATTTGTTGAGGGTGCTGGTAACGGTGGTTGTGCTGCGAATATGGCGGCGCTTGGTCGTTCAATCAGCACAGGGCTTGACTATGGAACACCAGCCGAGAATTTCGTTCGTCAGTTCAATCGTGTGAAATGCACAACTGCAATGAATAGCAAGAACTCTGGTGGGAAATCCTGCTCCGATATTATCGGTAAGAGCATGAACAATGTTATTAACCGTTTGGATTGCATTAATGAGCAGTCCAAAGTAATTGTGCAGAAACCAGTGAAACCAGTTATCGCAGCATCTAATAAGAGTCTGGCAGAACCAAAGAAATCAAATGGACAGTGTTGTGACAATCCCAAATATACAATGCAGGAAGGATGCCAGGTTTGCCTGAATTGTGGCGCGAGTAAGTGCTCATGATTAATTGTCGCGGAAGATGCAAATATAATACGAGGATAGATTCATCTGATACAACTACTGGATTCTGTGAGAAGAATCGAGAAGAGTTCTATCTTCGTCACAATTGTTCGGAGTGTCCATCTTATACTCCAAATGATTGTTCAAATTGTAAGCATTTGGAATACGACGAGAATGAATCAAGCCTAGATGACTATTCATATTGTACGAAAGGACATGATTTACTTTTGTCGAATGTCCAACCAGAAGAATGTAAGGAGTTTGAATCATCATGGTAAACGTTGAGAAATCAAGGATAAAAGCACTACAGAGATTTAAGACGATGCACATTAATACCGTGCTCTCGAAGAATCTGAAATCGGAACGCAAAGATGAAGAAGACACTATTACCGAATACGTTTTATTCGCTGGCCGTCTGATTGGTTCGTTTATATACGATAAGAAAACAACTTGTATTACCTTTAAGGAGGAACCCATCAATGATATACCTAATCAAAGATAAGCATGGATTTGTGACGGACGTTCTGGAAGTTGAACCAGACACCCTCAACGAATTTGAAGTCCAGGAACTGATGGACAAATTTGTTAAGACACGTCATATGACAAGTATAACACAGTTCGATGTAACTGGTTTTCAGAAGTATCTCCTTGGAGTCAAAGGTGTTGGCTCTCGGAGTTATCCGAAGTTCAATGTTCTTAATACAAGGGTGTAACTATGAAGTGGACAGAAACCCAAGACCTTTTTATACGAGAGAACTATGAAGATATGAACTCGTATGAATTGGCAAAGTGGGTTGGTCACAGCGAGGAAGCAGTTGAGTCGAGGATTAAATATCTCGCACTCACCAAGTGGGGTAAACGCACCATCACTAATAAACGCTTCTGGACGTATGCGAATATTCGTGCGTTGAAGACGCTGATGCACCTTCCCAATAAAGAGATTGCAAAGCAGATGGGTAGAACGACTGCCTCTGTTCGCAAGATGAAAGAGAAACTTCGCAAGGGATTGACTCATGATGTTCCATATAACGAACACGACCACTATGCCACTGGAGCAATTCGTCCTTACCGACAAGTTGTTGAGGAAGTTCTTGGTAGAAAACTGCGTTCATGTGAGCACGTCCACCATATCAACCTTAACAAAAAGGATAATCATCCAAGAAACTTGTTTCCGTGCTGCTCACCTAGCGAACATGGAAACGTACATGCACAACTTGACAACTTGTTATACGGAATAGTGGAAGAACTACTAATTTCCAATGTATTAGTATTTGTAGATGGTAATTACTATCTGGGAGAGGGGAAGTTACGATGAAGATTGGAGAATATATCAGAACACTTATCGCTGACCTCAAAGAAACTCGCGGTATTGATGCACGGTTTGGAGAAAAACGTATGCCAGGTGTCGGATATAAATACACCATTGGCGTATGGTCTGATGAACTTGCTGCGAATCGTAAGTATAAAACATTTGTTCTTACTGATGAAACAATAGCAACAAAGACAGACGAAGTTATCATGTCGGCAATCAAAGCAAAGTTCGATGAACTTGTCGAGGAGTTTGTGTCATCTTGACGAGAATAGGAGTGGACACAAGAGAACCGAAAACAATTATTAAATATCTTCAGAAGACTTTTCCGAAAGATACGTTTGAACTCGAAACCTTGAAAGAGGGAGATTACAAGAGTACAAAGGTTCTTTGTGAACGGAAGAAGATTGGTGATCTCTACGGCTCCATTATGGATAAACGTATCTGGTCACAAGTAAATCGTATGGCGCAGTTCGATGATATGAAGTTGGTTCTTCTTATCACTGGCTCGCTACCAGACTATATTAAGAGTATGCGGCGGTATAAGAAGTTCATCAATGAGAAGATTATCTACTCATGTATTGATGACATTGCTTGCCGTTATGGGTTCGAGATTCTCTGGATTGAGAATGAGAAGGACGCATTGAATGTGATGGTTGGCTACATGGAAAATGTCGATGAAGGAAATCTCAATGTGCCAACGAAGGCTCATCCAGAGGCTCTCATCGCCAGGTATTTAGGAATAACAATTCCACAGTATAATGAATTGCATCTTTGTCATGGTAGTCTTACGAAGATAGCAAAGGTATCTCCCACCGAATTAGCAAAAATAAAAGGGATAGGCGCTATTAAAGCCAAGCGAATTTTAACAATGTTAAATACCATTTGAAGGTGAGTAATATGGGTGCAACTTGGACAGAAAAACATGATAATTTTTTAAGGGATAATTCTAATACAATGTCATTATCTGATATGGCAAATGTGTTGCATAGAACAATCGGCGCAACTGCGACTAGATGTTCCAAACTAAAAATTAAATTATATAAATCTGTGTTTCCAGATACAATCGAAAAGATTCTGTCCAACACTCATATTCCAGCGATTGTGTTCGCTAAAGAATTAGGCATATCAGTAACAACAATTAATGGAATATTACATGATTATAATATTGAGAGAGATATTAGTTATGTCAAACCATTAATTGAATTAAAACAAAGTTGCAAATTTAGACCATATCGAAGAGTGATGGAACTATCTATAAAACGAAGATTACTTCCAAATGAAACTATCCATCACATAGATATGAATAAACAAAATAACTCTATTGATAATCTATACTTGTGTTCAAACAGCAAGCATCATATTGCGCATGGAACTTTAAACAAGGCGGTAAGTGAATTGATGAAACGAGGAATTATAAAATTTACAGATGGGGAGTATGTGATTGTAGAATGATTTATGATATGATTTTAGAGGAAATGAAAAGTAGAAAGGCATATTTATATGAACGATATGCACCTTACTACACAATCTCGTTTGCTTGTCACTCATTCAATCTCATGAATCATAAACGAAAGATTTACTATGAGGGTAAAAAGATTCTCAATGCCAGACTTCCAATTTTGTTTGTGAGTCCAGCCGGATTCATGAAAAGTTTTTATCTCACAAATATGGCAGGGGATAAGGACGTAGGTGTGTTTAACAATGCGGGAATGAAAGTCGGATATGAGCAGTCGATGACTGAAGCGGGACTTGTCGGGACACTTGGAAAAGATGGATTCGGAGAACAGCGCTCTATTCCTGGAGCAGCAGAAATCTATAAAGATGGCCTTATGCTCGTCGATGAGTTCAGTGGTATTACACAGGCGATGAAGTCAACCACAAACAATCAGATGGATTCGCAGTTACTCACTATCCTCGATGGTGGTCACGTTGTTAAGCGTCTGGCTTGTGGTATGCATGAGTTCGATACGAGTGTAACTCTATGGACGGGTGTCCAGCCAGCAAAGATTGATATGGCTAGTGGTCTTGGTCGTCGTTTCTGTTATATGCTTTTCATGCCAACACGGAAAGACAACAAGATGATTATGCAAGCCCGTCACAATGCGAAGAATATTCAGCCTGATCCGACGGAGATGCTGAAGATTAATAACATGAACAAAAGTTTTATTGCAAGCCTTAACACGATTGAGCGTGTAAATTATCCAGATGAGATTCTCAATCTCTATGAGAAGATGGGTATCTTTAGTTTCGAGGCAGCACTCTATGACCAGTTAATTCTCGGATATAACCTTGCAAAGTTCGGAGCAAAGAAGAAGATGGATCTCGTTATCAACGATGAACTTAAGATGCTTCTGACGCAGGAAAAAGAGTGGCGGCTTGAAATCAACCTCGGTGTCGATCTCGGACTCATGAAGAATATGATTCGTATTCTCGGTGGTAAGACCAACACGCAGATGCTCGCAAGCGAGTGCACGATGGTAGGTTGGAACGCAGAGCAGATGAACCAGGTTCTGAATGATATGCAGAGATACAATATGATTAAGCGTATTGGTAATAAGGTGGAGTTAGCATGATTCGATTAATTAATGATGATGTAATGTTCGTGGATGAGAGTCGTTCAACTATGCGTAGGGCTGGTTGCACAATTGTAGAACATCTGCGTGGTAAGATTTATACAAGGGAAGAGATTGATCATCTATTTGAGATGGTTCCTGAACTCATTCGCCTTCGTAAGAATCTTTCTGAACGAAGTGAGCATGGAAGAGAAGCGCGTGGGGTTATAATGACGAAACCGTTCAAGCCTACATTCATGGAAGAGAATGAGTCTGTCTTTATGGATGCCACGCTTGACTATCAGTATGTCACTGTGCGCGATATAGATGAGATACTCGAAGCCATTCCAGTTCTTGCGAGGTGTTTGTAATGGATAACTTCCATGTAACAACTTTCGATCCAGACGCAGATGATAATCAGACTTGTAAAAACTGTGCACAACCTTGGTATACATGGTGTAGGATTAAGATTGCGTTAAAGTTAAGACGTGAACCAATCCATTGTGGAACGAAGTTTGGTTTTGTGAGGGTGTAATAATGGTGCGCGAGAAACACAGTGTCTACATTGACACGGAGAAGTTCGATAACGCAAAGAAGCAGGGAATCAACATCAGCCAGGTTCTTGAAAATGCTCTCGATAAATTCGGCCAAGACGAGAACTTTGAATATACCCTTCAATTGGATTATCTTGCATCGCAGATAACCGACAGAGAACAAAAACTCGAAGCCCTCTCCAAAGAAGCGAGCGTTATTGAAAGGCAACTTAAGACGGTAAAGGATGAATACAAGCGTGTGTCGAAGGCATTCAAGATGGAAGAGAATGCAATCACGATGAGCAATCTGCTTGCTACGCTCAACCGTGTAATCAATGCTTGCGAGTTTGACGAGGCTCGCGTAAAAATATCCGCAGAAGATATTCTTCCGCAGATCAGTAAGTTAAATCGTCACTTTGATTTGACGAAGCATATTGCTATCGTCGAAGAAACCTATTCTTAAGAAAATAAGAAATGTTGGATGATGAACATTATTAATGCTCCACCCGCACCTGCGAGTGCATCCATCAAATAAAGTTTTATTCTTGTCTCCGCATTGACGGCCTTTTGGTCGCCCTCTTTTTGGAGACAGGTCTTTTCAAATTCATCGAGTTTTTCTGCGAGTGCATCGATGTTATTGTTCTGCCGTTCGAGTTCTTTCAGAACGTGGTTTCTCCACTCTGACCAGTCTCCTTTGACATCCATTACACACCTCGAAACTCAATGTAAATGCTTGCGACATTTTCGTCGTCTGTAATCTTCGTAACCTTGAGCGTGTATTCTTTTATTGTGTCATCTGCATGACGCATGTTTATGCGACAAGTGAATTCTTTTCTATCCTCGTCAAGAAGTCTTCCTACATACTGGAAAGTCTCTTCCGAATCGTAGATGACTCTTGTCGATTTACCGATTAAACAATCTCTCGACCAACCGAGCATTTCTTCAAGTCGTTTGTTCGTGTCGATTATAACACGCCCGGATGTCATCAACATCCCAATGGGAGCGTGATCGAGAATCGCACGGTAACGACGGTTTGCCTTTTGGAGTTCATGCTCCTTACAAGAAAGAGCCTCCGTCATGCTGCGTATCTTATCGAGAGACGATTTATCAGCATTAAAAGTTTTGATCATGGCGGGGTCACCGCCGGGCCATCTGCGCTTGCCATAATGAACATCCAGATGACGTCATTCGATGGAACAGACAGAGTTGAACCACCTGAAAAGTTCACAACAAATTCAATGCGATACATCCCAATAACATCAGTTTGACCAGCAACCCACTGATATTTAATCTTTCCCTCTGATGCGGATACAATTGTACACGAACCTTTATCGACGGTAGGAGATGTGCCATCATCTAAAGTCATCGTCATTGTAACAGTGGCGCCGACTAAATTGATGGGAGTTGCATCGTCATACTCCAACACGTATTCAAAAGGATAAATATTTCCCTGTTTCATTCTCATTTTACATCACGTCCATCTTCTAAACTTACATTAGTATGGTCATAGATCGAAGTCGATCTCGTAAATTGCTGAACTAATCTGGTTTGTGCATTGCGATATACGGAAACTAATTTTGTATTCTTCAATCTCATTATGAATTGAGTGGTTGCACCAGAAAATGTCACAGTTATTTTTACTAACTCTGATAAAGTTCTCGTTACTTTCTTCGTTATTGTATCGGATATATTGATTGTTTCAATGAAAGTAACTACTCGTGCCCTTATCAATGTATCGAGAATATTAATCTGCTCTGTTAAATTGCGAGTGAGTTCTGTGGTTCTGTTTATCGTTGAATGAACTGATTCGGTTAATGTTCTTGTTATGGTTTTTGCTCCGATTGCATCTCCCAAATGAACGTGTTCAATGAAATAAATAACTCTACGCAACCACATATCTATTGTAACAACAACTTGTTCTTCCAATACTCTTGTAAGTTTTGTGGTTCTACCAACACTTAATAACACACTCTCAACTATGTTGCGTGTTAAAGTGGAAGACTTGTCCATTGTTATTTGTATATTTTCTGTGAGGGTTCTATTAAGTCCTGCCAGATATATTACTGTTGCTTTCACGGACTCACTGAATGAACGTGTAAGTCGTTTGAATGTATTGTCGGCGACATGAATTGTTTCTGTAAGAGTGACAGTGAAGATTCTGATACCCATTGCAATGTGACCATACTCGTTAAACTTTCCAGAAAAAATTCTTTTACCAGTTTCGTCGAGTATGCCACTCGCTATAAGTAATTTACCTCTACCATCAATCGTTGCCATGATAACACCTTACAGATTCATGAATTTCATTATTAACGGAATCACAGTATCCATATTGAGCACGATGTATGTAAGTGCTGAACTTGCAACACCCGTGAGGGGAATCCAGAGTTTCCCATTCTTCAGGATATAACCGGCTTCCTGTCCACCCTCGTAATACTGTGCTTCGTCTTTCCACTTGTCAGGGCATGGAGCAAACTTTTCTCCCAGAGCACAAGCGAACCCGCTATAGAATCCACGGCATAGAATATGCCACTCACGATATGTAGAACAGAATCCATGTGAATCGTCAAGTCCATCAATCTTTAAGAAGAACCCAAGGATTTTAAGAAGTCTATTGACGAGTGTTCCAACGAACATTCCTTCCATACGTTCAGAAGCAGCATCGTATTCGTCGTCTGGATTTCCTGTGCATCCAAGAGCAATTTCTTCGGGTGTAAGAACACGCCATCCAGGATTGGCAGTCGCAACAATTGTTGCATGGACTGTTTCTGTTTCTTCGGCCTTTGCTTCAGCACCGACTTTAATTGCGCTCATTTTCTATCACCAGTTGCTAAAGGCACAGAAGGGGTCATACCCTCTGGTGCTTCTTTCAAGTGAAGTAACCCTTCCATAATTTCATAGACTTCTTTATACGGCTTGTCGTCAAGCATATCTATGATTTTATTTGCGAGTTCTTCGTCAATCAAAAATTGTTTGACCATGAAGGTTCACCTCAATCAACAATCTTATGTGGTTTAAGTTCGATAACAAAGTCTTTCTCGACAATGTTCTTTACTTGACCCCACGTCTTAAGACCGAGACCTTCATTCTTTCCTTTGGTATTACCCTCGACGATTCCAGTAATTACGCCAGCCTTTACATGGACTTTGTGTTTTCCGTCCTTGTTGAACTTTGCTTCTCCTGGATATTCAAAGAGAGTTGTCTCGTAGACTCCACCATTGGACATATACGGAAGGTTGGTTCCATACTTGTCAAGTTTCTTTCCATCGAGAGAAACTTCGAACACAATCTTTCCACGATTCTGAATCGCATATCCGAAACGAACAACGATAAATCCGCTAGACCTATCAAGTACGTCCTTCTCGATAACGAGTTCTTCAGCGGGAACCATATCTTCTGTGAATCCACCCTGTTCATTGAAAAACATTCCCTGAATTTCAAGGTATGGTTCATCGTTTAGAAGGATAGGGACTACATCGATATCGGTGTTGTCATTCTCTTTAATGCGTGCCATATACTCTTTATAGCGCGCTTGTTCATCTTCGATTCTCTTTGCTTCTGCAATTGCTTCTAACTGTTCTTTAGTCATGCATGCCATAATAATTTCTCCTTAAAGTCCCATACAATGCTCAACCACATAGTCGCTCTGTGAACTTGCAACCTTTGGGGTAATTGTTACAATAAACTTTGCCCTAGTGACGTTACTGAAAGTAAACGTAACCGTTGCATTTGGAGCGATGTCTGCTGTTGCAACATCAGTAATACCAGCGGTTAAACCAGTGTAATTTGCATATCCAGTAATAGTATACTGGAGAGTGTTCGTGCTACCGAGATTACGGATTGCAATAAGACCTGTTCGGAATCCACGCATATCAATTTCCGTTGGTGTTCCTGGAGAGTTAACCGAAGTTAACGTTCCTGTGGTATCTTCTCGATACATACTACAAACTGGATTGCTCATGATAGTACATCCTTAACTTTCTTTAAAGAATCTGTATCTATTTTTAAAGTTTTCATCTTTTCTTCTTGTTCTTCTAGCATAGACTTTTTAGACGAATCGAATGAACACGCTCCGTCATGTTTCTTTTTACCACATCTAGGACATTTCATACGATTTCACCTAATCGTTTATTATATTCTGCTAATAGAACTTGATACTCTGTTCTGGTTTCTGTGACCGTAGTAGTGTCATTTAATATTGACGCATTCAAGAATGCACGCGACAGTTCATTAAATCTTTGTTCATATTCTGATTCAAGACTTTCTTTCTTTCCAGATAGAACATCTGCATTATATGAAACACTATCAAATGTAACCACGTTGTTTACTACTGTAACATATTTATTACCTGAAATTTTTGGAGGTGTGTTTCCTTGTTTAATCCATTCAAGGAAATCACAGTTTTTCGGATCTACTGGTCGCCTGAAAACATTAACTCCGTCATACTCTGCGATGACATAAGTTTCTGCATCTGGCCCTTCAAAAAGATAACAATATCCTATCATCCTACTGCCCTCAATGGAACTATATACGTTGTAGATTGAACTCTTGCGATGCCATCGGTGATTCTAATCTCATCTAAATATGCACCCGAACACGAATTTCCCTGACACATCCCTATCCCGTATCCTGCGGAATTACCCGGAGTGAAATTAATGGTCGGATTTAGATATGCAACGCCGTCCATCCCGACGTAACAATGAGTCGAGTCTATCCACGACATCACAATATGGTGCCACACCGAAGCACTGAAGGTGAATGTATGCCCATACGAAATCTTCGTGGTGCCCGATCCCGTGTACCGGAAAGTGTAAAGTTGGAGGTAAGATCCACCATACCAGCCGAATCCCCAATCTCCCGCTGTCGGCGCTGTTGCAGAGGACACATGACTCATAAAGGCATGAGTGCCGCCAGATTGTGCAAACCCGTAAAACCAAAGGTCAACGGTCATTGGCGAGTCTACGCCGGCAGTAGTCGCTGGCCCCGTGTAGGTAGCATCTCCTGAACCTGATGTCGAATACATCGATTTTGAAAATCTCATTTGGACATTCGACGTGGATGTATTGGCATCAACCCTCGTAATAGTTCTTCGGGATGAGGAATTATCAAAAAATAAAGCGCCAGCAGCATCACAGTGACAGAGCAACTTTGTGTATTTGTCAATACCTGTCCCTCGAATCAACGCCATCATGCTGCTACCACCGTAAGGTAAACCGTCAAATCCTGCGAGTTTCCGTTCGTCCCTTTGGTTAAACCAAATTCGATTGTAGTCCCGTGTGTCAGGGCATAATAAGAAGTAACATCAACGACGCTATGGGCAAGGGTCGTCCCGATCACCATGGCCGATCCGAAAAGATATTGACCGCCGATAAGGGGGTTGATATACGCCTGTGATGCGCCGGTGTCATTCACCCTGTTTATCACACTCACTCTTACGAGGTATGCCGGGTTTTCCAACCAGTATAATCCGCCAGCCATAAAGAGCATGTCGGCGATCAGTGTGCTGGAATTTGCATAAGCGTAATAACCGTTGAGGGTTATCGGGATTGTTCTTAAATGACTAGAATCTCCCCATGATAATACAGTAATGTCACCATTGGTTGTAGATAACGGCCTACCAGCAATTGTTAATAGAGTTGACGTAATCGCTGTGCACACTGCATACTGGACTGTTCCAGCAGAAGTTACTCGTATCGGACATCCCACTTTAATATTAGCAGTCTGATCAGTAACCATCGTGATACTGTATGCGTTAGGTGCTGTAGTAGAATAATCGGTGGATGATGTTAGAACATTCCAAGGAGAGGCCGTTACTGTTTGTGAATTATGAACATGATCTTTTCTGGCCGCAATTAATGAACTTCCAGAAGAAGCAGTTCCTAAATTAGCAGGAGTGGCCGAATCAAACAATGCAGCGTTCTTATATACAGTTTCAGCATTATCAATGCAAACAACATTTCTCACACCAGATGCAGGCGCAGTTGCCTTAATGACAAGTCCGTGCTTTGTGGTGGAAGCATTGTTGGTTGTAATATCGGTTCCGGCATTAATAACATCAATTGGAATATCGGCAATAGTAATCTTTTTCTTTGCATTAGACGATGCACTATCTTCAATAGGAATTATATCTGCTGCAATTGCAGGAGTCTTTGCCGTTAATGCCGAAAATTCTGCTGCCGTTGTTTTATGGAATACGGCGGTATTAGTGGCTTTAGCAGTATCAGATGCATGAACGTGGTCACGTCTTGCTGCTACCATTGCTGAACCCGGTGCTGCCGTTCCATTCATCGCTGGATTAGTTGCGTCAAAGAGAGCCTTATCAGTTCGTGCACTTTCTCCGTTATCAATTGCTACGATATTACGAAGTCCTGCTGCTGGCGCAGTTGGCGCTACGAGATGGTAGTATTCCCCAGCCCGACCACCTTGTAAACTTGTAAGTTCATTGTGGTCGCTTGGAACTGCGGTTGTAAACTCTATAGTAAATGCCGAATCTGTCTGAATAAGAGTTGCTACTCCTTCTTTAACAATAATTCTTCCAATGAGAATACCTAATTCTGATATTACCGTCGGAATCACTGTGGGTTGTGGCCCTGCCTGTGCATCAACTAATTTGCTATACTGATATTGACCCACTACCATATGGATTTGTGAACCAGTTTCAGTTGGAACTAAATAGAACCAACGGTTAGCATAGTAGTTTGATGTAAGTGCTGTGAGGGTTCCTACATTGTTATCGTATTGAGTATTATTAACAAGATACTCTGAACTTATCTTATTGAATCCACCACTACCATCACGATACCAAGTAATCCATCTGTCTGTTCCAGATGAATCAAATGCATTTGTCGTTATTTTCGAATAGTTGGAAAACAATACAGACGCAGTAATAGCAATATATCTTGACGATGGATTGGAAATTGATGCGCCAGATGCACGTTCTACTTTACGAAGAGAACGTAAACGATACATATCTCTTACTGTTGTATTTGCAATTTTTGCTCCAATGCTCGAAATATATAACGTAGTTCCATCTCTGTAAACACGACCAACTGCAATCTGTGTGGTGTGGTTAATAGTTGAATAAGTTGTAGTTACAGCATATATTGGTGTTCCACTATTGTAATCAATATACACATAATTTATAGATTTATCTGTCAATGATATATCTGTTTGCGCTGGTAAATCGAAGGCAACAAGTTCGCCCGTATCGCTGTTTGTGGTTTTGATTATACCTTTTATCGCAGCGACATCAATCTGACCTGAACCACTATCGGTGATCGTGCCACCTTCAAAGTAACCAGCAGAGATGTACCCATCTACGACATTTTTTAATTTATCATATGAAGGAATACCCACTCCATCAAATCCAATGTCTTCCGTGTTTCTTCCGTTATTTTTTCGTGGCATGATTCACCTCTTAAAAAATGATTGTTATTCTTATGCGGTCAGAGTGTATTCGAGTTCGATGAAACCCTTACCACCAGCAGTCGTCTTTGCAACTGTGAGTTTGTAATAACCATCTGCCAGAACCACGTTGTTTGTGGACGGCTCGACTACATACTCTGTGTTGATTGCATCGGAAGCAGTAAATGTGACAAGACCAGTTGCGGAGTCGCCAGTTGCGTTTGCTCCCTGAATCGTACCATTGTCAGTTCCCGCAATTGCCTTGGTGGCCATCGCACGAATCTTGTTGATGGTAACTTTCATCGGGAAGTAAATCTTCGGGTCACCGGCTTCACCCGTCTCGAATGAGAACGGAACAGTGATGAGTCCCTTCGGGCTAGTGATTCTACCAGCAACCGCAGTATCAACATACGTCTTAACTGCTTTCTCGGTCGGAACAGCCGCATCGGAATTACCGGCGAGAGTTCCATCAATGCTTGCTTCAGTGATCGTTGCGCCAGAGGCGAACTTCAGTGCTCGTAAAATGTGATCAAGTGACATGTCAATATCTCCTTAAAATTTATACGTCCTTGGAAACGATACCATTATAAGTTATATAACGGGCGCTCGCATCAGTGTTCTTGATAGTCAAGTAAGTTGTGTAGGTTAGATGAAGTGCTTCACCAGCAAACCCACCAGAACGATTATACAAATACTTAATGGGGTTCGTCCCATCAGTAAAGTAAACTTCTATCGGATAGCCGATTTCAGAAACGATGTTATGGATAATCCATTCCACGCCTGAAGCGGGTCTAACGGTGAGACTTGCACCCGCCGACACTGATGTCGGAACCGGAGCGATTGCATCACCGACTGCCATGATTATCCACTCACAACAAACTTGAAAATCATAATTACATTATCGTTCTGCACGAAATTCATTACAGAGAAGACCTGCCTCGCTGCAAAATCTCCACCAGTAGTCGAAGTCGTAGAGACACCAGCCTCGGTGACTGCGAGTGTGGGAGCAGAAATAGTGAAATCTCCTTTATGTTCGGAGGTATCACTTGTAACTGTAGTCGTGCTAATCGTATTAGTGGATGCCACTCTCATTGATTCAGTTGCAAGCGCATTATCGTTGATTGTAACGGCGGTAGTACCCGTACCAATTGCAACACCAAGATAAGCAGCACCAATATCGACTACTGTTTTCTGGATTCCTTTAAGCAAAAACATGTTATGCACTCCTTGTTAAATTCTTCAGTCCAATGTGAAATAGGAGTTTTTCAAATAGCGATGCTTCGGTATACGGCTTGACATGATCAATGAGTATACCATCTCTATAGTGAAATATTTCACACGTAACAGTTACCTTTTGATTTTCATCCATTGGGAATCACCAACTTAAATTTCTATGTTCCAGCAGAGTCTTATTACATGCTGCTATGAAAAAACTATTATGAATCGAACAAGTCTTCACCACTCTTGGTCTAAAGTGTTATTAAGACTTGCCAAGAGTTTGATATGTTATTGTTGGATTTACCGAGCATTGGTTTCCAGCACTCGCGGGGGTTTTCACGTAGATAACATTCTTCCCTGTGATGAGAAGACTCTGAATATCTAACGGAGTGCCTGGCGTTAGTGTGGTATCCGAACCAGAATTGACTTTCACAGTGAGGGTTGTCGGTGGTGTTCCAGTTGTCGTTTTATCATATGTGGTTGTGACGGAATGTTTATGTCTTGGGAGTCTATAAAACTCACCGAGAAGATTCCATGCTTTTATTTGGCTTTCGGCAGTTACATATATTCTGAAACGATCATAATTAGCAACTGTTGTACCTGAAAGAAGACCTGATATTACCCATGATCTTATTGAAGTATCAGTTTCTATATAACCACTACCAATACTTGTCCAACTCGAACCATCGGGACTTACTTGAACTCTTGCTCGCAACCAATATGGAGAACCGTCAGATTGGAGTAAACCACTTAATGTGAAGTATGCGTGTTGCCAACCAGCACTCATTTCCGTCATCGATTCGCCACTAGAATCTGGAACATAAAATGCAGATACAAATGTTGCTGAATCTGATGTCGTGGTTTCAGATGTAACTGTATCTACGTCAGATAAATATTCTGTTTCAGTAGCAACATTGGCAGATTTAATGAATGAGCCAATACGAGCATCGAGTTTTGCGTTACTGATAATGTTTACATCTTTCACTTCAAAGGTATATTCAGTATAGGCAGCAGCATTAGCAGCGACGTTGGTGTTTCCACCCGACCACTGCGCGTCTGTGCCTGATGGGAAGTTACCTTCGATTTTATGAATGCGTGAACCGAGTGAATCAATCACTGATGTTTTACCAGTATCGATTGTTAAGGTAATAGCATCCATTCCTTGAATGACTTGGCTGATGTAATAATTAACAGAGTCTACTGCGATTTTATCTCGGACATCGTATTGAATTTGTGTCGGGTCTACTTCGACTTCATAGACTTCGTATGATACGCCGATGTCATTGTAGATTGCTGTTGCGATTGCGAGGGCTTCCGCATCGGTAGTAATGTCATCAACCTGATAGTATGCACGAGACGATGTGCTCGAGCCATATTCACCACGAATTGATGAATCCTGTCCGATAACAACTATCTGTGAAATACCACGAAGCATTGAAGATGATTTGAGAGTCTTTGTGACATAAGAGATATTACCAGAACCAGTGCGGTCAGTATTTGCATCTGTGGCACAAAGATATTTTGCGGTACTTGCACTGGAATTAAATATCACATAGTAACCTTTCATCTCTCGCAGCACTTTATTAAATGCTTGAAGACGGTTAACCATATAGAAATTGAGGGTAACTGATGTTGAATCTGAATAACCACCAGAGAGTGTCCAGCCAGAAGCAGGAGTGCTGGTGAGGATGTCGGATGCGAGGTTATTGACTGTGAGAGTTTTTGAGAATACATCAGAGGAACTTGAGAGATAAGGCATCGTCTTCAGTTCGACTGCCTTTTCATATGCAGTGTAACGATAGAGTGCACCCTGTTCGATCTCCTCTTTCTCCTTGATATATCCTATGAATTGTGCTGTTGCATCGGCGTTAATAGTAACTGCCGCATCGAGAGCAAAAGATTGAGCGCAGACAAACTGCGCCTCATCGAGTTCAGTGCCAGTGAATTTGATTTCCATCTCTGCGAGAGGATAAGAAACTGCACTGACGACAGCAGTAAACGCTACCATTATATCACCGAACCACTGAAGTAATACTCCAAATCAAATTTCACATCGTAGATTTCGAGATAACCTGGCTTTTCTTTTACTTCGATTGATTTACAAAGGTAGTTTCCATTCGGCAACATACCATACGAAGAAGAAGAAACTACGATAACAGTCTCACCTGTCCATGCATTTACGATGGCAATATCTGTTGCTCCATAAACACGGCAAGTAACGCTGACTTGTTTCGTCTTACCAAGTTTGACTATGACAGGATTTGAATTTTTAACGGGAGTGATTTTGTTATTGCTTTTATTTGTTGCTGTCATTCCATTAGCAATAACGGTGTATGCAGTTCCACCACCATACGGTGTAAAAATTGCAGACATTAAATCACCCCATCGCCGCAGCCGTACCTTTAGCGACTGCTTCTTGAACTTCTTTGGATGTCTTCGTATTGACGTTCTTATTGAAGTTAATATTGTTAATTGTTGTCTGTGCTTTAGTATATCCTGCTGGTTCTGAACCAGAATTTGTTTTTAGTAAATCAAGTTTATCCCAACCGATAAGATTGTAAAGCCCATTGATAGCACCAATGATTAAATTTACAAAGTCATTGAATGTCTGACCTAATGCAGTAAATATTGCGCTACCAAGATCCATTCCGTTGGCAAGATTCTCAAATACATGAATTAAGAAATCGATGACAACAATTACAAGACCAATTACGACAATAACCCATCCAACACTTATTCCAAGTGCGATTGCAACTGCTGAAACTATATCAACAACTACACCGACTGCGGTGAACGCAAACTGGATGTAAGCGAGTGCAGGTAATAAAATTTCTGCTGCGACGATAATCAATAACAGTAGTTTCAGTAAACCACTCTCACCAAGAACAACAATGAAATCTGCTATTACAGGAAGTAATGGTATTATAGCGAGAGCGATTTCGAGAATTGCTTTGATTAATTCCTGAACTGCTTTTGCCACTTCGGGTTTTGCGAGAGTATTTGCAAGCGCGTCGATAACAGCCAGTATTGCCGCCACAATTTCTGGAGTTAAAACTTTCACTGCGAAAGCATTAATCACTGTCTGAAATTGAGATACGATTGCTGTGAATCCTGCCCATGCAGCCGTCATTTGTTCAGGAGTAACTCCCATTGTCTCAGCAATATTTGTTGTGTTTGTTCCACCAGTTGCAATGCCAGCAAATGCTGAACCAACTGCACCAGTGGAAATCATTGTACCGAGGTCAGAGAGTCCACTAAATAAACCCATCATCTGATTGATGATACTCTGAAATGAGAAGACAACACCAAGAGATGACATCTGAAGCATGAATAAAGATTTGTTGAGATCACGGAATTTACGAGTTCCACCACCGAAGTTGTTAAGAAACTTATCCATGAAACCCTGTGTCTGCGCTGCGGCTGCTTCAGGGATTGCAACCATCGCCTTTGTACCAGCAGCCAGACCACCATATGCGGATTGAACTTGTGCGGCTGTACCAGAGGCTCGAAGCATCCCTGCTTGTTTACCACCAGCAACTCCACCAACCTTGGTCATATCTATTTTAAGACCTTGCTGTTGGAGTTTTTGCATTTCCTGTTGAAGTTGACGCGGGTCAACCTGCATTACTAACTTTGCTACATCTTCTGCCATGTGTCACCTCCTTCGCATTGATTTTTTCTGTGCTTTGTTTTCTGCATCATGGAAGCAATGAATCACTTCCATATCGAACATTAATCTCCCAAACCAATCTTCTTCTTCAGTCCAAGAGACTAATGTTGATGGTCGTTCTCCTGTTGTTTCAGCAAGAGAACCGAGAGCCACCTTCATCTCACTTTTGTATAATGCGAAAGAAGTCTTGTGACCCATCGAGAGTCGAACATATTGCAAGGAACACACCATACTGGTCTGCTCCATCGAGGTCATCGATAGTCACTGTAGGCAGAGGTGCTTGTGCACCCTTGGGAGTAAATGATACAAGAATCTGTGGGAGAACCTTCATCGCCCACTGCTCGAAGCCTTCACCGATACGTTCCTGTTCTGCGGGTGAAAGCGGATCGCCTTCTTTCTTTTTATTGGCTGGCATAAATTTTGTGATGATACCAAGGTGAATCGCGCCAACACGACCCATCGGTTTCCTTACCTGAATAACGCCATTGGGCGTTTCAATATCGTAGTAGAGTACCATAATTATGCTGCGATTGTGAATGTAACACCACTGCCAGTTGCAGTGAAATCGACGATCTTTTCAATCTCTGAAACCTTTGAAATCTTGCGTCCACCTTTACCGTAAACAGCAACAGGTAGGTCGAGAGTAAACTTCAGAGTTCCAGCGAGATCAGTGCACTTAATTGAAAGCACTGCGCTTCCCACACTGTTATTAGCATCTACGGCAGTGCCAGTTGTTGAACCAGTAACAGCGCGGCAATACTCTGTGAATGCAGTCTCGGCGAAGGTAATCGAACCAGTAACAGATGTGACACCAGTTCGGGCCAGGCGATGCAGAGTGAAGTCATTCAGGACGAAGTTATCTTCATCGAGTTTCCTGTCCATATCGACAGTGATTTCCTTAATCTCTGTTGAAGCCGCGCCACCGATTTCGAGCGATGCATTGTAGAAAAGCACCGGGTCTTCGGCAGTGATAGTCGGCTCGGAGAATGCTTCGAGTGTGTAGTTCTTTGCGAAGAAGTCAGCCGTGAACGTTCCGAATTCCTTTGCTGCGAATTTCAGTGAGAGTTTCGAGATACCACAGCCAACGCAACGTGTCTCCTTGTTCATCAGTTCCTCGCCAATGTCGATAGACATAGAGGTAGGAACACCGAATGTATAAGGCCCGGTTGCGTCACCCATGAAAGATTTCAGAATGAGTTCGAGTTGTTTCGGACGAATGTTTCCTTCGATAGTACCAGAAATCTTCAGAGGGCCACCGTATGCATTAGCGGCGATATAGTTATCGATGTTCTCTTCGATGAGAAGTGAACGATCAATGTCGATGCTTACGTCAGAGGCATTAATGCCAGCAGTCGTGACGTGAGTTCCAAATGTGGCTTCGTTGCCAACTTTAACGTAGTTAACCAAGATTAATCACATCCTTGTATTTGATTACCATTACGACTTCGATGTCGTTATTCGTCGCGTTGATGTCAATTCTTTCAAATCTGAAGTGATGATAGTTTGTCAGAGTAACATCTTCATGGACAATCTCTATAATATCTTTGACCTGTGCGACGATAGCATCACCATCAGTCATATAAAATACGATGTCCACTTCAATTTCTGGTAGATACGTTGAACCAGTTTCGAGAGCAGGGTCGATTCCACCAAGCACAACAGAAACGTGGTTATCTCCCTCCTTATTAACGAACATAGTATCTACTTTATATTTATGTTCACGGAGGGCTTTAGCGATGTCAGCAATTATCATATGTTAATATCAACTCTCCACGGTTTAATTGGTGTCCATCCTGCCTTTACCAGTTCTTCCATCATTTTATCGGCGAGTATTTGTTTTGAGTTTGTAACAAAATACTTATGCCAAGGAACCCATCGTGTGTTCGCGTCATAACCAGGATGATAACCATAAGTTGTACGGTGATCTCTCACTGGGTCATAACCACCGGGTGAACCTTTGAATCCTTTACGAAGTAACTCACCGTAATCAGTATCTACTTGTCTTCCCATTCCGAAGCCAGGCATGGAGAATGGTTTAAATGACATTGTGCCAGAGAACATCTGCATTCGTGGAAAATCTATAATGATTCGTTTTGTTCTGTCATTATGCAATGGAACCATTGACATTTCCATTAAATGTCCTCTTGATTTTATACGGAGTGAATTACCGAGTTGACCAGTATTGGTGTAACCCATCTTAATACGTGCGTCGAAGTAATCGTAAATGTGTTCACTCCAAAATCTTTTAATGTCATCCTCTGCACGTTTCATTACGTCAACAATAACCTGTCGTGGGCCGGGGAATGTTACTCTCAATGCTTGTGCAAGTTTTCTATTAGGCTTAAATCTAATACGAACCACAACACCACCTACTACACTTGTTCGATTTAATGAATTAAATTCCTATCAGACTCTTATTATGCGCTGGTAGCGCAGAGAAACTTATATTCCCATATGATACAAAAAGATTATTTGATGTCTGCATCTGTGGTAGACATAGTAAGACCAACGGCTGCCCATACTTTTGTAGCACCGGCCTTTTGATCGACGGTAGTATCATCGTTTATTGCAAGAGTCGTAATACGTCTTAAGAAAGACACGGCGATGCGCTGAAGTGCTGCAAGTTTAATTGCTGATGCTTGCGTTACTTCGCCACGAGTGCGCTCCACAAGACTTGTATAATTGACATATGCAAAATACGTGGCTAGCGCCCTAATGGCTTTTGCTTCGAGTGCCTCTGTGACAGTCGTATCTTTGAGAGTATCTATATAAGCATGTGCCATCTTAATACTATCATACAACTGTTCGTCGGTGGCGTAATTATCAGGAATATCTGATAGGCTCACTTGAACGTCGAGGATCATTGATGCAAGGTCAATCGCCATATTAACGCCTCAAAAAATTGTCGGATTATTCCGACACACCAGTAATCGAACACAGATACTTCGAGGTCGTCTGCCCGTCAGCATACGGAATGATTGCCGTATTGAAGTACTGGGTAACGAGGAAGCCCTGCCCGACACCAACCTCACGCCAGGTTTCGGCACCGGGGATCTTTGACCCATCGTGCACCATATGGCGTCCCATACGGGGAGTGTTGATACCGAGGATTGCAGAGGTCGTGAGCGCACGAGTGAAGGCCATCTTAATGCCCTTCGCACCGATGAACTCTTCAACGGACTGCTGAATCTCACCGATCTGAATCGGCTTGCTTAACTGCCCGAAGACGCGAGCCGGATACAGAAGAACCATGTTCTTAAGATCGGAGTCGGTAATGGTCGTGTTGTTCACAATCTTTGCGATTGCCTTCAGAATGTCATCCTGCGGCTGTGATGCGACTGCATCCCAGTTTCCACCGGCTGCGACGGTATCTCCGACACCAGCCATTGCGGCAGTAAGAATCTGACGGTCTTTCTTGTAGGCGAGCGCCTGTGCAGAATACTGTGCGTTGAGAGTTTCCTGCTCATTGCCCTGCTCGACTGCCTTGATCTCGTCGTCGATAATATACCGAACCTGATTCTTTTTCAGTTCGATGTACTTACCGTACCACTGGAAGTCAGACAGATCTGCCTTACCGCCTTCAACAATCTCCTGCATCTCGAACTGATTTGTAGTCGGGGTTGCAAGTTTGTAGAGGAGGTTCGGAGTCGTAGAGGTCGGCATGAGCAGCCCACCAACGTAGAGCGTGTCTGCAAGATTGTAGACAATCTCGGTCGTCAGCATCGCGCGCATTGCGTCAGTATCAGAGGTATTGTAACCTGCGAAATTGTATTTTACCATGTTAAGTCACTCCAAAAAATATATGATTATGATGCGGCAGTCCTGGGGTTCACCCAAACAGTCACAAACTTACCAGCGCCAGCAGTAGCGCCGACAGCCTTCATGACCTTACCAACGACTTCACCAGCACCAGACTTGAGATCGACGCAACCAGATGCAACAGTCTCAACCTCGTCACCGACAGCGAGAGCGCTGTTGGCTGCGGGGATAGGGAACTCGACAACAGTTCCGGGAATAAGACCCTTAACTGCGACGTATGCATCAGCCGCATAGGCAACGACACCCGTTGAGAGTGACATAGATCCCATGTGAACGTAACCATCCGGCCTGTCGCCAGCACCATTGAGGTCAACCTCGCCTTCGGTTGTGGTCAGTTTAACAAGCGTACCAGCATAGGTGATCGCTGCGTGTGCAGTGAAAGCCTTGCCGGGGTACTCAATACCATTCTTAAATCCACCAGTCATTTTATTCACTTCCTGATTTGATATACTGTCTTAATTCCTCTGGAATCGTTTCCATTACTGCTGCTTTGCCCGTAAGTTTAGGTTTCGGTGCATCGACAGGAGTTGTTGGTGTTTCCGCAGGAGCATTCGTTACAAAGTTGCTTTTCATCTGCTTAAGTAGTTCAATGCGCTGCTTTGCTGGAAGATCCGTAGCAATAGTTTCAGGTGCCTTGAAGCCAAGCGTCTTAAGTTCTGCGATGACAACATCGGTTTTCTCTTTAATAAACCCAGTGTTCTCATTCGTGAGTGCTTCAACCTTGCTCTTGTAGTCGTCAATCTGTGCTTTGAGCGCAAGAGATTCTGCGTCGGGAACAACTGGTGCTACTGCGGGTGGTGCGGCTTTAAGTGCATCTACTTCCGCTTTAAGCGTTGCGTTCTCTGCTTCAAAATCTGCTGCGATCTTTTTGTACTTACCGATCTCTGCTTCAAAATTTGCAGTGGCGGTAGTGTCCACGATGGGAGTGACGTTCGCATCCTTTTCACCAGGTGCGACGACTGTAGTTCCCTTCGGGTAAAATACTATGATTCCTTCTTGTGGCATAGATTCACTCTCAAACATCGTAGGAACAGGTTTGTTAAACTCTTTATAATGTTTAACTAAATGGTTATATACTGCCCGTCTATCCGACGCGTCGAGAGATGACTGCTTCAAACGAGCCATTGCGTTTGCAACAGCCGCCCATACAACCGCGTGTGATTTAGGGTTGTGATGTGGAAATTTGAGGTCACCAAAAGAAGTCGCCGGAAGTTCGGCTGAATATGCAAAATGGCCCGCGATATTTGATTTCTCCGTTGAGTCCAACTCGCCCCATTGCTTATCAGTAAAGTCGCCGAGTCCAGGTTTGTCCCAAGAACTCTTCTCGTCTTTCCCATAAGACCAAGGATGAGAGGGCGCACTAAATGTCATAGGCATACAAGTCACCTGTGTCCCTTCCATTGCTGGAATTGGTACAAGGGCAAGTGCAGTTATGACACCATCAATAGGCTTCCCAGATGCGTCAAAAGTAAAGTCGATCTCTGGACTTATTTTATTCTTTCCATGAGATTCGATTTCAGTACGTTTATCATCGCCGTAGATATGACCAACAAAAGGAAGATTCTTTGAAGAAGAATCAAAACCCATTTTGAAAGCGCGACCTACTTCTGGTGTATCGCCATGCCCAATCTTAATTGGTACGGCATCCTTAAAATGAGAAAGGATAGTCGTCATCAGTTCGTCAGTAAAGTCAAATTCTTTACCTTCTGCTGAACGACAAACTCCTTTAGTGATGGCTGCGCCGTGGACTTTGAGATTGGTCGAATCTTTCCATACCACATCACCAAAGTTAAACATAAATATCACCAAACACTATTCCTATGTATCTCTTTTTCTTTAGTTAAATAAGAAATGGTTGATTAAGTTCTTAACACATTCTCCGATGCATCCCTCGTATGAGATTCAGCACTTGCGTCTGTATCAGGATAGGTTGCATCTTCTCCTCCGCCACCACGCTGTGCGTTAGCAGCGACGTTCTGTGCAGTCACACCAATCTTTTCACCCGTTGCAGTGGGAGCCTCTGGCTCCTCTGGTTCTGCACTTGGATCACCAATGACAATGCGACCACTTGATACAATCTTCTCTTTCTGTTCGTCAGTAAGCATCTCGTAACCAACAATACCACGAATCTCTTCCTGTGTGAATACACCAGCAGCAACCATAAGGGATAACTGACGGAAGGCTTCGAGTTTGTTCATTGCAAGTGACAGTTCGAGTTTGATGTCCACAATATCCACTGGATACGTGGAATCTATTAATAAGAGCCTGTCACGAATCATGGTGAGGATAACAAACCGAATCTTCTTGGCTAACTGAATTACTTTTGCTGACACGTAATTAGATATTACCAGTTCACTAGCATATGAGCCAGCATCTTTACCATTGACAATTGAAGCAGGAACATTGAGTCCAGTATAGATGTCACTCTGTAACTGTTTCAGAAGTTCGTTGCTCTGAAGATATTTACTATCTCCACCAACCGTCTTAATATCAACGGTGTCAAGAGTGACGTATCCCTGATCGGTTGCCTGATTCTTAATTGTATTGATATAGTTACTGATGAACGTTGCTACATCCGCTTCTTGGTGTGCTCTCTGTTCTGCGGGAGTACCAGTATATTCTTCGAGCGAGAAGATGTCTGCCTGAATTGCGTGATGCTCACGGGGAATCATCTTGGCGCGAAGCAGAATATCAATCATCGTGATTTGACGTTTCCACCAAACGGGTACAATACAACGATGAAGAGGAGAAACTGAATAAATCCCGAATGTCGTACGATTGAGATTATCGACGAAACTAATGGGGGTGTCTTTGTACTTGACATGGATATATTTACCTTTGTCGATAAGATAACTGGCGGTAGTCGGTTTAAGTTGTTCATTCACGACGAGATACTTCGGGTCAGTGAAGATTTCAATTGACGCACTATTACGATACTTCAGATCCGGGATGAATGTAACAAGTGTATTCGGAAGGATTGAAGGAGTGAGAGGGTTTCGATAGTCGATGAGAAGATTGCCATGTGTCATTATGACTTCGGCATATGCCTCGGAAATATTCTCGACGCGCATCGAGTCGTAGATCTTCTTGGCATCATCAATACATTTCTTCTCTTTCTCGTCGAGTTCTTTCCCAACATTCTTTGCAACAACCCCACGGAACGATTCAGAAACGAGAGTAGATACACGGTCAACACCAGCACCAATGTCGGCTTCGAGTTTATACATCTGTTCAAACACTTGGGTATCAGTAAGTTTACTGAAGTCCGAGCGTTCCATGATGTACGAAGTGATGTTGCTAGTGATTACCTGTCCTGCCACTATCTTATTAGTACTTGCCAGCGTTGAACCTTCTGGCTCTGCGTTCATGAACTCTGCCTTACCAGTAGTTGTTTTCTTTGCTGCTTTCTGTGACGCCGTTGCACGTCTAACGGTTTTCTTTATTACCATTTAATGCACTTCCATAAGCGAGAGAAACTTTCTTCACAACTTCAAACACGACGGCTTCCTGCCGTTTCAGATCAGGGAACTCCTGAATAATTTCGTCTGTAATTTTACCATAATCAATATCCATTTTAAAAACCTCTGTAACCCGTCACTCTTGGAACGGTGTTTACTTTATTATTATATATATACTGTATACAGTTTGCAACACAGTCGGCCATATCTTTAGAACCAGTTGAAGGGTGATCTATCTTCGGTTTTGCACCTGGGAACACGATGAGTTTATCGCATTCAAGACGCAGAGTATCGTCGTAGACAACATTAACTTTATCGCTGGATTCAAGGTCTAACCATGTCGAATAGTCATCGTATGATACTGTATGCTGCTGTGTTTTTATACCACGATGCATAATGTCTTCGATGATGTCGGTATACATCCATGTATCATGAAGGAAGACTTTAACATTTAATGTCGGAAGAACGCGATTGAGATATGCTTTAATTTCCGATGGCATGATCATGATGTTGCCTTCTTTCTTCTGGAAGCGATGAACACCATCAACAATTATCTTCCCGGAGCGATGACGATAACCACAAGCGATACCGAATGCATCTTTCTTTACCGCAGGATCTATTGCCATTACACGGTAGGGTTGATTGGCGACACTTGCTGGCGGCGCAAGAAGTACATTGTCCATCTGTGAGAGGACAACACCGTTTGGAAATGCCAGACTGTTCCAGATCGAGGGTTGACATCCGAAGTCTCTCCAAAATGCAGCAAGGTTGTTCTCATGTTCTCGCATCAAATCTTCTTTTGTGAAGTGCGGATTGACTTCCCACGTCGGTCTAATATATGCGAGGGTCTTACATTTATTACCGTATCTTCGTTTCTCATCCTCTGCGTCCTTGCAGAGCGTCATCATTATTCCGTTCGGCGATTTGAGTGAGGAGAGAGCGAAGGAATGTCCGTCGATACCGAGCGTATCTGTCGCTTTGACCACACGCGAATAGACCTCGGTTGCACCTCGTTTAGAGGTCGTGTCCTCGAAATTATCCAGTTCGTCAAAAAACACCGCCTTGGCAGAACGACCTACTGCGGTGCTAGCCCAACTTCCCAATGCACGGAAGAATACATTTTTTGCAGGACATTCAATAATATCTGTTTTAAATTTAAAGTCCATCCACGATTGTACAAAATCTGAACCCTCTAATAAGTTTACAGTATTACCATAAACTCCTTCGAGTGCCTGGTCTAATGATGTGGCGAGGGCTAATAAAGCAATGCCCTGACCTTTTAACAGACCATAATAATTTGATGGGTTATCAATGGTACAAACATCCATCATCTCAATTGCACCAAACATACCAGACATTGCAGTTTTACCAGATCTCATACCGAGAGCCAAAACTAAATGTCTATATGGTGATAAAGTAGGATCATATTTAGCACGATAAAATTCGCGCATCATCTCTTCTTGTGCTGGAAATAATTCAACACCACATTCTTTTTGTAAGAACCCAATTGGATCTACTCTCATAGAAAGAACTGTACTTGCATATTCAAACCCATCTTTGGTGGCATATTCTTTTCTGTCTATCTTTCCTTTAATCGCCAAGAATAGTCACCTCATACATTCTTTTTATATATTGTTTAAATTCCTTTTCAGATTGTCGTCCTTTACTAGTGTTGCAAGTATGACAAATTATTGCAACATTTTCAATACCAATATGATGTTCATTGTTTTTTCTGTCGAGAGTTGGATTCAATCCAGTATTACCAAGTCCATTCTCCCATTGTAATTTTCTACCACACCATTTACAAGTGGAGGTTTGTTCTGCGATTTCTACTAATTCATCGGTAGTAATTAGAATTTCAAATCCTTTCTGTCTATGAGATTTTAATGTTTGGTTTGCCCAATATCGTTTTCTATTCTCACTTACATATAGTTTAAAACATTCTTTACATCGTGCATTTTTATTAGTTGCGTAGAATGAGGAAGCGGGAAGCACTCTGCCACATTTAGTGCAAGTCTTCGTTTGTTCGTGCATGATCGTCCTCTAATTTGTCCAACTCTTCGAGAGTCTGGGCTTTGGTGAGGTGAGCCGAGAAGAGGATTCCATACTCACTCAACTTTTTCCGGCGCAAGTGTCTCACCTTTTAGGCGTTCTACGATTTTCTTCTGGCATACTGGACAGCATTCTTCGAGGATGAGTCCCGTGAGTGTAAGATACTTCTGTTGCATGTCGTTAAGTTGCTGATGCATTGCGGCTGAATTGTCAGCGCCTATGATACCAGACACTTCGGCTAGCAGTTTAAGGGTTTCTCGAATCTCCTTGGTGACGCTCGTGAGTTTACGAGTGTCGAGTTCCATGTCGTTGGCTACGATTTCAAGAGCGTCCTGAAGTTGGGCGTTGATGTCATCGAGTTGCTCCATGAAGTATTCTTTATCACGACGTGGTTTTACTAGACGCTCTACTTTGTCTGTGACGACAGCAGGGAGTTCGACCTTCTTGTGCTTGTAGACATGCTCATCGACTTCAGAGATTTGCATCTTTAGTTGGGAGGCTGCTTCTACGCTGGTAAGTTCACCCGCAAGAATGGCTTTGGTTACTTTCTCACCAAGTTTGATATTGCCACACAGTTTACATGGTTTCTTTGGTGCTACCAGTGCCTTATTAGATGCCACAGCGATCCCCTCTTGTTAAACTCGACTTCCTGTTCGAGTACGTGTACTTTGTCATATATTTGCATAATAGTAGTTGGGACGTGCAGCGTGGTTACAGAGCCATCTCCGTTGTTGCGAGTGATATATTCACTGGCATCAACCTGGTCTTCTGCCTCTGGGAGTTCCTCATTGGCGCATTCAGTTGGCACCGAATCTTTCTTACCCGGCGAGCACCATGCATAAACACTGACGATAGGGAATCCAGCAGTTGTAACAGCCGCACATCTGCACTCAACTACCTCGCGGTCACCAAACATATGTGGTTCTCCGGCGTGGATACATTGTCTGCATGTGAAGTTTGTCATATTTAGTTCCTCTTGTAGTATTCTAATGTATCTCTTTTTCTCTGCATTTATAGGCATTGGTTAATAATGTATAATGTTATGACGTGATTTGGAGTGAAGAAAATGGAGGAATCTATTATTGCGCATGTGGGTGCGCGTTCTGTTACCGTCGTAAATTGGTGTATGTAGACAGTTATCTAGCCAAAGTGTCCATATACTATATTGCAATTTGCACTAGTATTTATATTTAACCATCATAGTTACGTCGGACGAGAGTTGAAATTTCTGAAAAATTTTCCGTAAGTGGCTGCTTATATATATATAGCGCGCGGGATCGCGCAATTTTCGCCTTACGCGCACACCTACGCATACCTATGCACACACGCGGGATACTACACGCGTAAGCACATGCGCGGGCGTATCGTCGGTGCTTCGACGTTGGACTCGTCTGATGTTCGACGTTGGTCACGTCGTAGCACGTCGATGGATAGACGTAGCATAGAGGTAGGGGTATATATACTTATCTCCTGGTGGTAGGTGATACCCTCATACGCCAACGCCATCGTGGTAGGTAACGCGCGCGGGTTCGATGCTCGACGACACGAGGGTGCTCGGTCACTCACGTCGATGCTCCGAGGTGTCACGTCGTAGCCGAACGCATACGCACGTAGGCGCACGTGGACGCACACGCCTGCGCACACACGCTCGCACGTCCTTGGCTCCGAGGTGGGGTGGGGTGCTCCCCTCGCACGTCGTGGCTTCGGGGTTATCGACGTTGTTCGAGGTGGCACGTCGGCTGATACCACACTGGTAGGGTACATAACAACATACGCACGAGAGCGTAATAACACTCTCCTACGCGTACCCCTACGCAGTAAGTAACGCGCGTGGGCGTGGGCGCACATGCGGGTTCGGCGGGGGGTGGCCGCGCCACGTCGTGGTCAGGCGGTGCGGCATGGTTTTTGTCGTCGTGGCTCCGAACGCGCATCACGCGCGGCTACGTCCGATGAGCACGTCGTGGGCCAGGCGAGCACAGGCGGTATCGTCGATGGCTCCGAGGTGCTCCGAGGTTACCGTCGTGCTCCGAGGTGCGCTCCGACGTGGGGGCGGGGGGGTGCGGCCCTCGTCGATGGGACGCCCTTGGCTCACGTCGATGGCTCGAACGCGAGGAGAAGCACAGGCGTCACCGTCGAAGCCCAAAAATTTCACCTCGACACCAGGCGAGGACTCACGTCGTGGCACGTCTGAGGTCACCTCGATGGCTCCTTGGTGCTCACCTCGTGGCTCACCTCGATATCGACGTTGGCTCAGGCGAGAACGAAAGGTTTAAATACTCGGGGGTCGATGTTCTTTCATGCAAAAAATCGCAGAGCCAAAAACGAAATCGGTGCAGAAGGTCGAACACGTCGGAACAAGGGCGTCAGCAACGTCGTTCATGAACGCGCTCATTGTCGACGCGGCTATACGCTCGTATCACGCAGGGAACAAGAACGTGCGTATAGGCATAACCGTGAGGGTATAAGCATGTATACCCCTCGCACCTATATTCACGAAGTAGGCGACATCGTCGTTCACAACGGCAGGACAGCGGTACACCGTGGATACCACGAGAGGATTATCGACTTATGCTACATCAGTTACGTCGATACACCGACGGTGACGATTAAGGTCGTCGAGAGCACCATCGGTAACTAACCCTTTCCACTGACGGATAAGACGGTTCACTACCGTCGAAGGGCATAGGCGGTGACAGCGCCGATAACGACGATGGGCACGGCATAAATACCGAAATCCGTGGTTGCTGTGCGACGGAGCAGACGGTGGAGCAGACGACAACGACGAGGTAATCGTCGTGGAAGTCGTCGAGTATGACGTAATCGCAACGCCGATGTGTCGTCGTGAAGTGTATCAACCCGCCATAGACGGTAGCCAGCCCGGTAACGACGTAAAGACCGTCGGCAAATCAGTCGGTAAAAGCGTTCCAACGTCGGACATCGCCCTTGTTATCGTCGGGGCAACGTCGGGACGCCGAGAGCAAAACGTCGAACAAGTCGGGCATCGTCGAACATCGACGGTGTGGGCTGGTTTAACGTCGAGCCACGTCAGAAAGATGGCAGTCAATGTCGTCGGAATGAAGGACGGGGAGAACGTCTGGGATTTGAGGGCATCGCCCTCTGTCTACGTCGTTAAACCGTCGGGAGTTCCGACGATAAACCTTCCGTTTATTGCCGAGCGTTCCTCATGAACGCCGTGGTTCTCGTCTGTAAACCGGCGGCTGCATCGGCGACAAAGGCCTGCCGTCGTGAGTATCGTCGGACAACCGTTGAGGGCGAATAACGCCTAATAGCACGGTATGACCCCGACGTGAAATCGACGGACAACACGCCTGAAATCGCCCTGCACATCGAGTAGTTACATCAGTGGATACGGTGAGCCGCCAGATAGTATACGACCACATTGTCGTCAGCGCTACGTCGAAGCCCCTATAGCCGACAACGACGCAGCAACGACGAACGAATCACAACCCATCGACGTGTGACGCCCTGTGTTATTAAGGGCAACGTCGGTGTTAATCTCACAAATCTTGGGGAATTACGACGGTCAAACGGCGTGGTTCTCGTAGCCCGTAATAAGGGCGTAGCAGAAGTGATAACATGAGAAGAAGCATATACACACCTACGAAGGAAATGCTCGCAGACAGCAAATTCACGGCGTTCCTCGACGAACTCGTGAGAAAAGCAGAGGAGAACAACGTCGATATACGGGGTGAATCATTCCACCATATGTCGTAATCACGACGAGATACGCCGTATACAAATGTCACGGCTACCGTATTAAGGCGGGTCGCGTATACTTCAATTCACGCGCTATTAACGTCGCCAATGTCGCCTCTATCGTCCTGAAAGACGGTTCAACGGCGTATGAGAACGTGGATATTGCGCCTTACAACGCACGAAAACTCACGTCTGAGTCCAGGCATAGCGAAACGGCTACAAGAAAAGCGCCTTCAAAGGGCGTAAAATCGACTGTTAAGGGCGCAGTAAAGCGGAAATCATCCCTTCCCGACGTGATTGTCCTATGAGTGAGGACGACTACGGCGATATGCCAATGGATTCAAACGGTTATTATCACCTTTAATATTATTCAAGCCGACAATATTCTCCCTTTATTTGCGTTTTTCCTGTGGAAAATGTAAAGTTTGCTTTACATAGTTTCTACTGACGTTCGTTCGTCGCCAGGACTTTACCCGTTCGGTTTACGTCGTAAGCCAAAAACGGGAGTATGATTTACGTCTATGCCCGACACATTCAAAGGGCGATTTAAGCCGCTTTTGTCGAAATAACCTCAATCTGGAAGGTCACTTTCCAGTGGAAACGGTGGTTAAAATCTGACAAATTAAGCCGCAATCGACAATTCCATACCTCTGCACGTTCCAATCTATGCCCCATGCTTTTGCCATGTAGCATACCCTAAAATAATGAGTTAATGCCAAGTGCTTAACTTTCTGCTATAAATCCCTCTTTTTACGAATGCGAAGCGTATCAGCGCCTAAATCGGTTCACTCCGACGTGTTCAATAGCCCTTCAATGGGCGAGGTATTATCATGAAATTCAACGGGATTTACTCCGAAAATACGGCGAAGTCGTTCTCACTTCGTCTGGTAAAGGTCAATGATTACGTCGAACTCCAAGCGGTAGGAGAAGATGGCTGCGTCTTAAACGGCGGCCACCTCATGCGCATCTCGAAGAACGCCGACGGAAGTATCACGTTCAACGCATATTCAGGCGTGAGCAAGGATTTCAACATGAATGTAGACTCCGCCGAGCGTATCATCGTAGAAAATTTCTTCTAATTTTTCACGTCGTTGTCAGAACGCGCGCGTATATATATTATAGAATTAACGAACGCGTAGAGTAATTACGTCTACGAGTGGTTCATACCATAGCGTTCAATACCCACAGCCCTTAATAAGGACGTGGCAGAAGGTTTATTATGGTAGACATAAGACGACACGAAACAGTAATTATCGAAACCGACGAGATTTACTTCGCCAGGACTTTCGACGAAGCGCTAAAAGAACTCTCGAAGGTTCATGCAGCCGTTCAATGCGACTCATTTGCCCTCGACAAAGACGCAATTCAGCACCCATGCGAGATGTGTTCGATGTATGCGACGAACAATGTGCGCCGAATGGCCACAGAGGGAATGAAGGGCGAAAAATGTGAAATTCGGCTGGCGTTAAATGCTCTGGCTACCGTCAGGAACATCGCAAAGACGGGTAAACCATGACGCCCGTTGTGGTGCTTCTCGGAGCCGTCGTATGTTTGGCGGGAACTTTCATCGACGGTAATGCCGGATGGAAACTCTGGTTCTTCGGACTTACAATCGTCGTTGCGGGGTTATTACTATGAGTTACGTTAAGGACGCCGACAAGAAAACGAGAGCACTTATGACGGCGCTCATCGAGCAGTCAAATGACTGTTGCGGAAGTGGAAATTGCCACGACTGTCTGATGAATATGACCGACGGTGGTTGTGGGAGTATTCGACTCCGTAACCTCCTCGGTCAAATTGTATTCAAGAGGGATGAATAATGTCAGCACCAGACGCCGATAAAAAAACAAGGGCTTTACTCGCCGCAATCCTCGAAACATCGAGAGAATGCCCGACGCATCACCGATGCCACGAGTGCTCGATGCAAGCGTTCAACGGCGGATGTGGATGCAACCAACTTCGGAACGCACTCGCTACCGTCCATTTTAAGAGGGATTAAAATGCCAATGACAGTCGTTGGAACCGTCAAATTCGACTCTGAAACGGGAATACTCGGTGAGTATTCTCTTAAAGACGTTGATGGACATGACGCCCTTTCGAGGATTCTCGAACGGTATGACGGAAAAAAGATTCGGATGCGCGTATCCATTCAAGAGGTTATCGGATGATTCTTGTCGTTCTTTACGTCCTCTTCGTCCTGCTCATCGCCGTAGGACTCTCATTGATGGCGGTATTCATTCGGCAAACCGCTATTAAGGTCTTATTCCGCTTCTGCTATCCGATGCGGCTAATCGTGTAGGATTCTGAACTCATAACGCTGGCAGACCGTTATTATGTGCTGCCACAACCTTTATATGCAATAAAGGAGCATGATGTAATATGGTTACGATTCACGAACAGAACGGGTATCGGTTTACCGAGAACAATGAACAGATTTACACCGATGCAGAGGGAGATTACTTCTATCGCATCGAGTGGACGACGTTACCATCGGGACGTATGACGGTGGACTTAGTGTTACACCGCGTCGAAAACGAGAACTACGAGTATGACCGCAGAGTGTTCTTCGACGAGGAACTCCGAGCCATCTCAAAGGTTATCGCCTGGACAGAGATGTTCAACGGCGAGATTTTCAACTATTGGCGCTGCGACAGTTGCAACGACATATTCAGCGACGAGGACGCCTTTGAATACGAGGGTGAGAACTTCTGCCCGTCATGTGCCGACGACAATTTCATCGGCTGCGCTCGTTGCGGCGAACTCACGCACATAGACAACACGACTGAAACCGTCGATGGTTCGGTGTGTCAGGGTTGCCTCGACAACTACTACGGTAAGTGCGGCGATTGCGGGAGATACATCAGACTTTCAGATTGGATTCACGACGACGACTTTGGTGTATGCCGTGAGTGTTGGAATAAAGGCGGCTGGTTCCGTTGCGACGACTGTGGACGCATCGAGGATGCCGACAACTGCTGCTCGAATGAAAGCGGCTGCTACTGCGTGGACTGCTACGACTCACACGCTGACTGCTCCGACTACTACGGTATCCACGAATACGGATACAAGCCCGAACCCGAATTTAAGGGCGAAGGAAACCTCTTCTTCGGCACCGAGTTAGAGATTGACTACGGCGACAAGTCGAGGTTCCGCTTCTCTGACCTCTCCGACCACTTCTACTGTGGGAACGACGTGAGCCTTTCTAGCGATGGCTTCGAGATTATCTCGCACCCCATGACCTACGAGTGGATGATGGAGCACACGCCATTCAAACACGTCGTAGCCCTAGCGAAAGAGGCGGGATTCAAGTCGCACAACACCGACACATGCGGTTTCCACGTTCACATGACGAGGGATGCCTTCGGTGCAGCCCGTGACGATGCAGCCGAGAAGCGTATAACGTCGTTCATCTTCTTCTTCGAGAAGTTCTGGACGAACATCGCCAAGTTCTCACGGCGTACAAACTTCTCATATGCAGAGAGAATCTGCGCCGATGGCGAACAGATTACCCACGAAGTAGTCGATGCAAAGAAGAAGTGCCTCGGATGGGGGCATGAGAACCGCTACCACTGTGTGAACGTCACCAATCACGCCACCATCGAGGTGCGTGTATTCAAGGGCACGTTAAACGAGAACACAATCATCGCCTCAATTCAGTTGTGCAAACTGTTCTATGAACTGTCTGTGTTCGACGTGGCCACCATCGAAACAATGACGTGGGAACAGATAAAAGAATACGCCGTTACGGATTACCCCGAACTGCTCACCTACATGAAGGAGAGGAACTTATGAAATCGCCAGACCGCTTTACCCTACTCGTGGCAAATATCGCCGTGAAAGTTGCATTGACAATAGCCGCCTATCATTTCTCTACCGTCGGGAATATGTTCCTCGCTGGTATGTGCTTGGGATGGATATTACTCGAAGCACTCGGACTCGTCATACTCGCCGGAGCAATAGTCTACGCAATCTTATTCGAGGACTAATCATGTGTATCATCATCGTCAAACCCGCAGACTCACCCCTTCCATCGAAGGAAACGCTTGACATTTGTATGCAGAATAACCCAGATGGAGCGGGGTATATGTATCGCCGCAAACATGTGGTTCATATCGTGAAAGGTTTCTTCGAGATAGATAATCTCTGGAAATCTCTCCAGGCGGTAAAGGACGAAGACGTCTGTATTCACTTCAGGTGGGCAACTCATGGTGAAGTAGACCGTGGAAACTGTCATCCGTTCCCCATTACCGGCTCCGTCAAAGAGATGCGGCACACTCGTTCCCATTCACGGATGGCGATTGCTCACAACGGAATCATTCACGGTGTAGCCACTTCAAAACTCATCTCCGATACGATGATGTTCATTAAGCACATGGACAAGTCGAAGCCGATTGAGAAACAACTTCTCTCTGACGACGGAAAGTTCTGCATATTCACGGAGCACAAGGCGTATCTGCTCGGTGATTTCATCTACGAGAACGGATGCTACTTCTCGAATGACGACTTCCGTGAGGTCAATTGGTATCTCGCAGAGCCAGAAAAGACAGGCGACAAACTCCTCGAACAGTGTATGATATGCAAGGCGGAAACGTGTGAGGGTTGTCCATTCCTCGACACTCTCGAAAATGAATACGCCGATGTGAAGATGGCAGAGGACAACCATTTTAAGATGGATTACCGTGACATTGACGTCGATGATGCTATCAACGAGTGCCGATAATTATGTCGATAGTCGTATGTAGTGCATGTCATAACTTCAAAGACTCTGACTTCGATAACGGTGAGTTTGTCGGAGCCTTCGACTATATTTGTGAATACTGCATCGGCAGTCTTACCGATGAAGAACTTGATGAGTGGGGTATTACACGATGATAACCGAAGAAATGATAGACGAAGAAGCGTCACGTATCGCCGAATCAATCGGAAAGAAGTATCAAGATGGTAACATCAACGTAATTATTCTCGGAGAAAAACTCAAAATTCTATCAGAGTTTACGAGATTGACAAAGCGTAGCCTTAAGAACATGCAAGAGATGGAGTCCAGATTATGACGAAGGCATTTGTTCTCGTAAATAATGGCGGTTGTTATTCTGACTACGGTATCGAGGGTATCGTTATCTGCAACAAGAAGGACAAACCAAAGGTTGCCGCAATTATCGAGGAAGCGCAGAAAGAATACAACCGTCTATATTCGGAAGCATCATCGTGGCAACGGGAAAGACGCGAAGATGTTATCATAAAATTCCCAGTGAAATCGACGATTATCTCCCAGTTTTGCGATAAGAACAACATGAAATACATCCATGATTTGGGTGAGGTTTCATTCGATTATTGAGGTGAACCATGATTGAAATGCCAATGATTAACGACGATGAACCGTTTGGGGATAATTATGATTATGGGTATTTCCCAGACAATATTGACTTCGGGCAGATTGTGTCTGACGAATATGCATGGAGATGAAATGAACAAAAGTAAGAAGCACGTTGCTTGGATTCTTGCTCATCCAATAAGACGGATAGCACAAGTGACATTAACAAAACATCGTGCTCGTGGTTTTGATGTTAAAATAACGACTGATGAACTCGTTGAAATTATGGAGAACACATCCATTTGTCCGATATGTGGCGAATCATTAACCTATGGTTATTATAAAGGTGATATAAATAAGCGAAACCTTCCATCTGTGGACAGAATTAACAACGACAAAACTATGACGAAAGAAAACACATGGGTTATATGTTTCGCTTGTAATGTCGCCAAAGGAGAGATGACTATGGATGAATTTAAACAATATATTTCGACTGTGAACAAGAGGTTAAACACATGAACGGATTCTTTGTCGTCAGCAAAGGCGGGAAATATTACAAAGGTGGCGGCGATTATGTCCTCGAAAAGAAGGATGCCTACGCCTTTATGCTGCGCCCTCTGGCTCAACGCCTTGCCGACAGAATATGTGGGAAGGTAGAGAATGCTGCAATTCTCTAGTCGGAGTTGCTGGAACTGCATTAACCGACGGATTGAAGTCTGGAAAAACCATGAAGCAATTAACCATTTAACGGAGTTGCCTCGTGGTAGTCACGAGTGCATCAAACGATATTGCAACGTCACTGGAATTAACATTCCCTTCGCTGATTTATACAGCAAAGACGACTGCGAATCGTGGTGCGAGAAGGCGATGAAATGAACACAATCTCCGACGAAGATATGGAAATCATGCACGACCTCATTGCGACGATTCATCTCGATTACAATCGCATGGCAGCGTATCACGGTCAGTAATACCCGAAGAACTTGTGAACCATGTCTACGAGTGCGTAATAAGAGGCTACGATGACTAAACTAACGCTGTATGTAATCACTGATAGGCGCGATATACCAA